TGCGGATGTTATATTTTTATTTAATTCAGCAACTTTATTGGACAAATCCTTATTTGATCCAATGACTTTAAACATCTCTTTTACTTCTGTAATATTAAGTCCCTCAATAATAACTTGGTACATTGGCATATCTGCCACATAATCACCGGCCTGAATATCCCCCTCTGTATATTGTGGTGCTGCCGGGTTTGATTCCGCCGGTGTTCCCTGTATAACTTTCAAGTCAAGACTTTCTATTCCATTGTCTTGATTCTTTTCGTATCTTGCAACAATCAAATCAACACGTTTCATTCCCTGACTACCATTGGTGATAGTAAGAGAGTCGTATGTATTTTTCTTGATTGATGCTGTGCACCCTTGATGCATCAACACGCCGTCTCTGATTTTAATTTCATTGTTGGAAGATACCTCTGCTGCCAACTGCATTCCAGTCCGCAGTACATAAGATCCTTCTCCTATAATTCCAATGTTTACATCTCTGCCCTGATCTGATGTTACATGGGGCTTTCCTGTATATCCTGTAATTATTTCCATTATGTCTCTCCTTCCAGTTTATACACTACTTTTTCTTTCCCGGAGGATATTGTCCATATCTTTCGACCAATCGGTTTCTTCATGCTAATTCCGGTCAGATAATCTTTTCCTCCAACAATATCTCCTAGATCGATATTTCCTTCCAACTTAGTCATGGTCATGTTGTAAGACATGCTTGACTTCTTGCTTTCCAATTCCTTAATTCCATTCTTAATCAGATCATCTCTTTCTGATCCGCTGCTATCATATATAGCCACAATTTCCTCTGCTCCCTTAAAATATTGCTGAGTCTGCGAAATTGTACCGTTCTGATCAGCGTATAGATGTATAACCAACCTGTCCTTTAAATCCCCTTTTCCAAGACAAATCAGATGGTTGATTCCGCGCCGGTTATCGTCAGTTATGAAATTCATGTTATTATCGTTGGTCAGCTCATACTCTGATGACAGATCGTTGATTTGAACAGCACTCACTTTCACATATCCAGCCATACCAACATCACCTTCTTGGTATCTGATATCCAGTCGATATCCTACTGATTTCAACATCTTAACCAGTCCAGCATGCAAGGTACAATATCGGTCAAATTGATAATTGTTCACTGTAACACCCGTATCTGCAGTAACGCCATAAAAGAGTCCAGGGAACTCAGATTCAACCTTGGATTTTATGATTGAATTAAGTTCCCCAGATGCTATTGCGTAATCCTGTCCACTCAATGGCTGTATAATTTTTTTGGTCATCATTCCGCGCCAGGTATCTCCTTTTGCACGGATTACATTGGTACTTGTATCGGTGCTGATTTCTCGGACAATTCCGCCATACTCAGTATCCGGCGAAAATACTCTAGTTCCATATCTAATAGACCCATCCCAATTCCAACGCTTAAGCTCAATCTCAAAATCATTAATACTGTCGGCTTCATCGGCTCCGACTTCGAAATCTATATTCGCACCCTGGACATAGCCGATCTGCCTTCCGTATTGATCTGTTTTGATGAGATCCATTCCGGTACACTCCTTTCTTTGTACACCACAATGTCGAAGCCAAACTCTCCACTCCAATTTATCAAGATGTCTCCTGACGGAATTTCCGTGAATATAGAATTGCCGGTTGCTTTCTTATAAAAAATGTTCTGTTCCGTACCATTAGCAAGTCTTTTTATAATTGTTTTCTTGCGTGAATCAATAACAATGTATTCATGTGCTTCAAGCGTGTCATACACTTGATAGACCTGTCCGGCAATTATGATTCTCGGATTCGCACACGGGCCATAGATAGTCATCTGAAAATTGCTACTTCTGTAATGATCTACATACCAATGCTCTGTTCCGGATAATGGTTTTGAATAGTCATATTGATAATCATATGGGTAATCTAAGAAGTTGTAATTTTCCCCCTTGTCTGCGCTATCCGGATAGAAACTCTTAGATTCTTCCTCTGCCCACATAGGATATGGACAGTAGATACCAAGTTCCATGTCTGTCCAGCAGTTCCTGGTAGATGACACTTTGCTGGACATATCCTTAATATAGCAATCAATATAATAGTTTCCAAACCATATACGCCCTGGAGTAAGATTTACAACGTCATACTCAAAGCAGTTTGTCAACTCATCCATCTTGGCTTTGCGTACTTCCAGTGGCCCACGGAATGTTAATGTGATTTGATATGTTTTTGGTTCTTTTTCAAACCCGTATACATCTGCTCCAATTTCCTGATCTGTGATCATTGGTTTCCATTCATATTCATGGAAATAACCGGACGTTGGTCTCATCCGGTTACCCACAAGATTGTATTCTTTCCCATTAGAGCACACATATTTGATTTCTATCATTCGAATACAACCCCCATATCTCTTAATGCTCGAATCAGCTCTCGTTCGCTTACATCTCCGCTTGGTTTTCCATCTATGATTGCAATAATCGCTCTTAATAATGCAATTAAAGTATCTAGTCGGCTTGACGTCTCATTTCCTGATGTTCTAGAGCTGTTTGCCGTTCCCTGTAAATCATAATTCAAATTCGCGTTTGAGAACGGGCTTGTAGCAATATCCTGTAATTTGGAAACTGCAGAAGTAATGGAAGGAAGCTCTCCTATAATTCCTTTTGCGAATCCAGTGTCAATCATCTCTCCGACATATATACCCCAACGAGAAGGAGAATGGATTCCGAAGAACGACAGTACATTATCCTTAAAACTTCCAAGCAATCCCTTGACAGCTTCCCACAACATATGTCCTGCATTTCTAAGTCCATTCGCAATTCCCTGGATAATATTGTGACCAATAGTCCCCCAATCAACATTTGAAAACGCGCTTCGAATTCCAGAAATAATTTGAGGAATTTGTCCTATTAAAGTCGGTATTCCTCTGACTAATCCTGCTGCCAGCTTCCCGATAATCTCAAGGCCAGACTGTAATATCCGTGGCAGATTTTGTCCGATCGTAGCTGTAATTTTAACAATTGCCTGTGCTGCTGCTATCGCAATTTGTGGTAAATTCTTTATGATTCCGCTCGCAAGATTCATAATCAATTGTCCACCGGATTCTAATAACATCGGCAATGCCGGCAAAATAGCACCTGTAAAGCTTGCTATTATTGTTCCAGCCATCGTTATAATTACCGGAAGATTCTGTAATATTCCATTTGCAAGATTAGTAACGATTTCTACTCCTTTGTTCAACAGCTGCGGAAGTTGATTTGAAATCGCATCCGACAGATATGTCACAAGCCCATTCCCCTCTATTCCAAGTATTTGCAGCGCCGCACTATTAATACTCCATGATAATTCGCTTATTATCTGTTGTCCTACCGCACTCCAATCCATATTGATCAGTGTCTGTGCAATTGACGCAACCAGATACAGCACTTCTTCTATTAAAAATGGTGCCTGTTCCAGAATTGCTGCAGCTAATCCCAAAACAATTTGACCGCCTTGCTTTACTATCGCGCCCATATTATTTGATGCCATATACATGCTTCTTGTTATAATACTGGTGATTCCAGCTATCACGTCCGGCAAGGCAGATAATACATTTCCTACAGCCGGCAAGAGATTTCCAACAAAAAATGTAATCGTAGTTTCTCCCAACGCCTGCAGTGCTGGTCCGACATCCATACCAAGGGCAATCTCCCCCATAACATTTTTAGCAGCTGCTTTCATAGAGGCGAAAGAACCGGATATGGTTGTTGCCGCTTCCTTAGCTGTTGTTCCGGTAATATCCAACTGCCCTTGAATTACATGAATAGCCGAATATACATCCGACAAATTGTTGATGTCGTACTTTACACCCGTAATTTTTTGAGCATCAGCAAGCAGGCGCTCCATCTCTGTCTTAGTACCACCATAGCCTAATTTCAAGTTGTCCAACATGGTATAATTTTGTTTTGCAAAACCTTGATAGGCATTCTTGATATCTTCCATGTTGGTTCCCATTTTATTGGCATTATCAGACATATCAGTCATTGCCATATCGGCTACGTCAGCCGCTTTAGATGTATCATTACTAAGGCTGGACAAGAGACTTGCTGAGAAACTTGTGGTTAATTCCATGTAATCATTAGCACTCATTCCAGCTGTTCTGTAAGCATTTGCAGCATTTGCCTTAACCTTATCAGCACTATCTTTAAATAGCGTCTCAATTCCACCAAGGCTTTGCTCAAGATTTGCTCCCTCACTGATTGCTGATCCTAGCGCTTTTCCAATTGCTGCGGTAGCAATAATCCCTTTTAACTTTCCGACTAATTTACTTCCAAATGAAGCCCCCGCCGGTTCCGCCTCTGGGTCTATTGCCTGTTGAATTTTTCCACTGATTCCCTGTGCAGACGGAATAATCTGCACATATGCTTTTGCAAGTTCTGTAGCCACTACTTTTCACCTCCTGTCAGTCGTCTCCACTCATCGTCAAAATCTTGTCCTGTATCAAACGTTTCGATTACGCTTTCTGTAGTTTTCTTTTCTCCCATCAGCGCCTCTACCAATGATTTTGGACGATTAATTCCTTTTGCGCCGTCTGAACTATTCAGCCATGCAATTGCCCTCGTATTATCAGCAACCAACGCCAATAGTGTTTGGTCTGTTGTAAGTTTTGAATCAGATATTCTCATTCCGATTCTTGAATCAGGCCTCAACCCACACGCAAAAGTCCCCACCGTCCGTAACGGAAGGGACTTATAGTCATAAATGCGATATGTTTCTGCAAAATCACAAATCAACGCCTCTTCATCTACGTTGATCATGTGGGCGAGGGCTAAGAGTTTTTTACTTTAGATCCTTTGAATATTTGGATAATTTCTTCAATCATTTTTGAAGCTGGAACCCTTCCATTTTCCTTTCTTACGTGGTCCTTAAGTGCTTCTATTTGTGCATCTCCAAGGAGTTGTCTGGCAGCCCTTGTAATCTTAGAGGCATCTCCATTATCAATGTCGCACAGGTTTTCCAATAATTCATAATCGTCTAGAGCATCTGGCGGTAAAGTGTACCGAAACCCACTTTCTGTTGTTCCTGTAATTGCTGCCACTTCATTTTTTTCTGTATTCATCTTACTTCCCTTTCTTTACAATATACTCATAGTGAGTCTGTCCGCTTGAATCTGGTGTAGCCTTGAGTGTTGTCTCATATCCAATAGCTTCGCTGTCTTTATAGACAATATCTGCTACCTCTGTAACTGCTGCCGATGGAATCACAATTCGTTTTAGCGCTTTTTTCAAAATCATGTCGATTACCCAGGCGCACGCTTCCGCCTCGCTATTATTAGCTTTTACTGTAATCCCTTCTTCTAATGTTCCAGTTACATTTTCGTCTCCATATACAGCCTTTAAAACTTCGATATTTGTGATTTCGAGTAACTTATATTTAAAACTGTCTTCTTTGCTTGTTTGCAAATCTAGAACAGTGTCGCCGCCCCACGCCTTCACGTTATCCGTCTCAGGGCTATTAGAATTCGTGATTCCATCTTCCGAACAGTACCCCAGTTCCCGAAACGCTGCATTCAGTTCCGTTTTTGCATCGGTTGGAAGTTCGGTTCCTAATGGTGCTCGATAGATTGCTCCACCAATTTTGGGCTTTCCTGCACTTACATGTTCTGTGTTCATCTTATCCCTCCTAATAATGGACGATATCGTATACCGCTTGATAACGATATCTCTTCCTTACTGTATCAGTGTAGTTATAATCTGTATTAAGCTCACATCTACTGATATCGTCCAATTCGATTATTTTTTCCATTGCTTCTTTTACTCGCTCATTGAGCGATGCCGCCCCGTACAGGGACATAGAATAAGACTGGATAGCCAGAGTTGCTGATGCAATATGGTTTCCCGTGCTAGATCCAGTCTTTTCAATCAATACATATTCATTTCCAAGATCATCCTCTTCTTCCAGCCTAACCGGTATTCCAAGACTGGACTGCAGATAATCCTTAACGATTTTTTCCACCATGCTTTCCAACCGCCTTCAATAATCCGTTATTACCGTCATCTCCGCATACCTTTACAACCGCTCGCGTCTGTGCTACATATGCTTCTGTATCTGATGCACTGGCTATCTTATTCGCATGTTCCGCAAGGATTGCCTGCATTTCCGGGGACTGCATTAACTCTCTAACGCCAGTACGGTTCAAAACAATCTTCGTCTTACCCATATAATGCCACCTGCCATTTTTGATTCCATTCTAACGGGATATTCTCTTCAATGCCTTGTTGCGGGAACCCAATCACTTGCCAAGGCATTCCGAAGAAATCCACCCGGCAATCCTGCCAAGTGTGATTGTCTCCTTTCGGAATTGCAATATTGTATACCGCTTTCTTTCCGGTCAGATTTAATGCGTCCAGAATCTCCGTGGTCGATGCTGGAGCTACAAGCACATTCTCAATTGTCACTGGTGTCTCTCGGTATAACGGATGGCCAAATTCATCTTTTCCAATTACTGTCTTCTCATACAGTGTTACTGGAATTCCCTTGATCATCGATGCCATAAATATCCATCACCCCAACTCTCTGTCTTCTAAGACCTAGTCTGGATAACTCGGATTTCTTAATGAATAAACCGCCTCCAGGAATCAGATATGTTCCTGTCACAGAATAGCCCAGAGCTGATTGAGACATCTGTGTCATTGGCTCCGTGTCTGTCGATGTCATAAGTGTACGCGCTACCACGTCAACAGTCACAGATTTCGCAACATTCCGCAACGTCTCATTCTGTTCAATCATTTTGTCCAAATCTTTTCCGACTTTGTTAGCTTCATATCTCAGAGAATCCGAGACAACTGTCAGAAGCTGCTCTGCCTTGCTATACTCGGATTCCTTAAGTTCTCGCCACAGAATAGATATATCTTCTAACGTAGCAAATGGCTCCATTATTCTGTACCCTCTTGCGATTTATCTTTTCCAGTCCCCTGGTTTTTAGATGGCGTTTTTTTCTTCTCAGGCTCTTCATCAATCTCAGGTTCCCAGTTTTCACCAGAAACCTTTGTACTTGTCTCAATAATTGCGCCCGTTTTTGTATTTTTATACTTCATACTATGCCTCCTTAATTCTTGCAAACCATTCTGGCACCAGGATTCCCCATCCCAGATATACTTCTGCACGGATATAGATCTGACCATATCCTTTTAAGTCTTTTCCTGAGTTGTCCGGATCACCATACTGAATAATTTCCATAGGAATTTCCTTTGAATATCCCCATTTAACTGCTCCCTGGAAGTCTCCAATAATACCGTGGTCTTTCGTTGTTCCGCCAGATACAGTTTTGTTGACGTTTGTAGGGATTCCGTTAAATGTTGCAGGTGATGCTCCAAATGCAAATTCCGGATACTGCTTGATTCCATTCGCTTTGACTTTTGCCATTGCTGATCCGAACGTCTTCGAAAGCGCGAGTCCTGTTACATCTCCTTCAGAACCATCTACTACCGCAATCGCATCTTCCAGATTTGCATCCGGTGTTGCTGACGCATAATCTACAGTTTGCGTAACTTTCGCATCAAAATGATTGTCTCCAATTACAGCAGATGCTGTTCCCGTTCTTGGGTTAATACCATGCATAGCTGCAAGGTCAAGTCCTTTCGCTGCTTTCTTCGCGAATCCATCATTAAACGCTGTTAAAATATCCAACTGCTCTTCTTCTGTGGCAATCATAAATTCATCAGAGATTCTTGCACCATATTCAAACTTAACCGGTACAATTTTAACTGGTGCGATAGCAGTACCGCCTTCGGTTTTCTTTCCATTTTCTGCGACAATATCAATTTCATTGTCCATAGAAAAAATCATTTCTTTCAATCCATTGAATGGAATCGGTGTCTGACCACATAATGCAGCCAGTGCTGACTTCCCTTTTACTTTTGTAATAAGATCTTTGACCAGTGTAGGGTCAAACATTGTTCCTTTTGATGTTGCCATATTTTTTTATTCTCCTTTCAAACTAGCCAGCATGCCTTTCATTGCTGTCTTTTTGTCATCAATTTTTTGTGGATCTCCTCCTGCAAGCGGAGGAACATCTTTTTTTCTCAAGAATTTTGTCATTGTCTCGGCATCTTTCTTAATTTCCTCTTCATCAGATCCACTTAATCTACCTGCAAGTTCATATGGGATTCCATTTTCATGTGCAATTCTCATCTTGAGAGAACTGGTCTCGTATCCCCTGATCTTACCCTGTGCCTCTTCAAGTTGTTTCTTGTATCCGATGTTCTTTTCTCCATCACCGTTAATTTCCTTGTTCAACGCTACAATCTGCTGTTCAAAACCATCGGATTTTGCTTTTAGAGCATCATAATCTTCTGCTTTTTCCTTGTAATCATCAAAGCCTTCATATTTTGCTTTCACTCCCGCAATGCGCTCTCCGATTACTTTATCAAGCTGCTCCTGTGTTGTAATTGGTGTAAATTCTGCCATTTTTGTTGCTCCTTTCTCCATTAACCGCTGGGTTGCGTAATATGCAAAAAGACACCCTGTTCAGGTGTCCTTTAACAACTAATTCTTTGTTTTCTTTTCTTGGTTTTTGTCTCACTGCACGCCCAGTATGCAAGAATTATACTGTCGAGCAATGCAACTTCCATTTCCTCCTTCATTGCCTTGTAGCCAAAACCTCCATTGGTCCCAATCGACCGTTTTTCACAGTTACTTACTACCTGTACCAGTGACGGCTGACCAGAATGAACTATATTCCTCTGATATAATCCCTGTTCGAACGAGGCGTTTGCTGCAATGATTTCCTTCACAGTGGGTAGGTGTGAATTCTTTATACCATAATCTTTCATTTCATTTTCCATTAACCGCTGCCCTGATGCGCCATCAATAATCACCTTCCTTGCTTTCCATTCTTTCAAATATGCTAGTATCCATGTATCTCCTGCGCGTACTTCACGACAATCGATACACTCTAAAAATATCTTGCCATCTTTCGTTTTAGATGCAACTCCCATTGCCACATTCCCATCTTTGCTGTATTTGATTCCTACAAAAAGATCTCCTGTAAGCTCCGGTGGGATATCGGTTTTTAATTCATTCCATTCTGTTGCGCTGATAGCTGACTTCTGATTATAGCGAATCCATAATCCTAATCGCTGGATATTGAAATCGATCGGATCTGAACCAATCTCATCAGTTACAGATCTTTCCGTGAATACTGTTCCAAGAGATGGATTTGTCTCATACCAGGCATCTATATCTCTTATATCTGTCTGCTCCGGCACTGACCACTCTGCCCACCCAGAGTTAACCGTTTGTCCTTCCAAGGTTGCCTTACGGAATTTTGTAAAAACCGTTCCGGAGCTTACTGGAGTCGGTGGTGTTCCGCAAAATATTGTCTGTGGATTCTTACTATCTGTAACGACATACTTTAATGCGCTCTCTTGATCATCTTGGTACTCTTGTGCCTCATCGATAATTAGTAGATCAAATCCTTCTCCCAAACCACCTTTTGATGTTCTGGTTCGGAATTCGATAATTCCACCGCCAGCAACTTCCAAATGTTCTTTTCCAAATGCCTTATACGAAGAAACGACCTCGATATTTGCTTTCTTTAGCAAATTCGAAAGTCGTTCCCATGCGCTGTGTGTAGTTGTGGTTCTATGTGCTGTATGTAGGATTCTTTCGCCTTTCTTTAATCCATACATCTCCCTTATTGCAACAATTTCATTCTTTCCATTACGCCTTGGGACTGAATACCCGAATTTGGTATGTACCCATAACCCCTCTTCGTTTACGGCCAAAATGTCTGACAGAAGAAGCTCCTGCCACTCCTGTGCAGTTCTTCCTGTCGAATTGTAGATGTCTATTGCTTCAGCTCCATATGTTGAAGAATAAGGCAGCACGACAGATTGCGTCGGGGTCTGCCGCCCCTTCCTTACTTCTCCCATGTAGCCTCCTCAAAAATATAAGCCACCAGAATAATCTGGCGGCTTATTTGATTTCTATTATATCTTTTATCTCATCTAATGGAATTCCATAAAATACTTTTCCGGCATCTAATTCTATTTCTTCTTTTCCAGATGATGTATCATACTCACTCTCCGTATTAGTTATAATACCTTTAAAACTTTTTCCTCCGACATCTCTTACGATGACTTGTTTACCTATGAATTCTTTTATTTCCTCGTATGTCATAACTCTCACCTCTTTTTACTTGGATAATCTGGAACTATATGCATTCCATCTTTAGCGTAGTGAATCTTAAACACAGATGTCTCTGCACTATTTCCGTTTCGATTATCAACAACTACTCCTATGATTTTATCATTTGTCGTTATGATTTCTTTTGAATCCCAATTACCTTGACTATTATATTTAATAATTCCTGTCCCTGAAAATTCCTTTACAAGCGATTGAATTTCTTCGTTCGATACCGTAATGTAAGAAGGTCCAAATTGTCCTTTTGCTTCCAGACTCTTTTTTCTAGCTTCATACATCTTTGTTCCTTGTCGATGTATTTCCTGTCGTGATGCAATTTTTTCACGATTTTGTTCCGGAATTATCTTTTCCCGTATATTTCGTATAATCGCATCTGATTCCGGACTTAATCCCTGCAGTTTTCTTTCTTCTATTTTATCAGATTCTTTTTCGTATTTCCATTCTTTTGTCCATACATTTTGCTTTTTACCGTCTCCCGGATAATACTCAACAATGCAATCACAATTATCATGTCTCCGAAACACATCTTTAGGAACATCTGGATATACATATGTTCCGGCTACCTGATTACACCATTCACAGCAATGTCCAGATGATCTCCGTATAATCTTTGGTCTCAATCCAGCTTTTGCATGAAAATCTGCATTTTTCTGAACAGTATCGTCCATTGCTTTCTGAACCAAATTCCGTACAGGTGCATCGAGAATCCATTTCACATCGTCGAAATATTCCTCACTTGAAATCCGATTTACAATACCGTCTATATTATCCTGTTGGATTTGTGCTCTTATTGTTTTAATTCCAATGCCTGCTGCTTCGTTCACGATCTGCTGTACAATAGCTGCATTATCTGCCACCATCTCATAAGCTCCCCTCAACGTCGGGTCCAATACTCTGGAAGCAATGTTATAATACATCTTTCCATCTGGCAATATATCAGATGATAAATTGTCCGAATATGATTGCGCTAAGATTTTCCCAATCTCTTGTGCCACCTCGTTCGCTTGGCTGTATGAAGTCTTACCTCTCTGTGCCTGTTTCTTGAAGTTTTTAATGATGCTGCTCTTTTCAATATCATGATAGAATTGTTTCTGTATCTTCTCCAAAAGTCCTGGTGTGATGTCCTTCATAGTCTACACCTCCGGAGTTACTGGCAGATTACTCATGTTAATTCCAGTTAAATCTCTTAAGTTATCTGCATTGAAATATCCTGGCACTGCCTGGTTAATCTTAATTGCTCCATCCCCAATATTGGACAGCATTGCTGCATCTGGTTCAAACACTGGCTCCCAGATTGGTGTAGTCATATATACCTGGTTCCGGTAATATTGATAATCATCACGTAGGCACGCAGCCAGATAGCCAACATTCAGAAATCCACTGCCAAATGCTCGTTGTGCTTTTCTTGCTGTCAGTCTCAGATTCTCGTGTGCTGCCTTGATTGCTTCCTGGCTAGCCGGATTCTCCGTTGCAAATCCTAGATCGTCTAATGTCAACCCAGTCTCTCCAGCAAACAATGCAGCAAACATTTTAAGCTGATCTAGATGTGGTGCCATAGACTGCTGCTGGAACTGTCCCAAGGTTGGCGAACCTCCGTCCTCGTCCTTATCAAATTGCAGGAGGCTTGATACGGTAGCTTTCCACTTATCCATCTGTTCCGCATCTGGATCCAGACCAACTACATATTTTTGCGGAAATGAGTAGAACTCGGCTGTAATCTCAGACCGCTTCAAGGTTCTCATGGCCGATTCTGTGATTGACATACATGCCCGGCTGATTCTAGAATGTCCAAATGCTCTCTTGGCATCTGGCCGGAATATAATTGGCACTAATAATGGTGCTGGCACATTCTCTTCAAAAAGTTGATCCGGAATTCCATTTCTGTATATTACCGTCCACCCTTCCACAAAATAAGCCTCTACAGTCGCTTTTCCGTAATCGTCACGTTCCAGAACCGCATAGCCTTCCGTAAGAAGATTCGTGATTGGACTAATAATGCCAGTTGCATTCGCCCCATCAATTACCTGCAATCTCGGGAAATCATCTTCTCCCTTCGATATATATATGAAACAGCAGGAAGAAATCAATGCCGACAACGTCGCAGAATCGTACAGAATATCTGGATTGTTCATCCTAAATATCCCAGTCATGTCAAAATTATCGTCACGGAATCCTCTGAATTCAAGCCTATCCGCAATCGAATCTACAGCTTTTGCATTCCAGCCAAGTACAGCCTGCAACCATTGTAGGCTGGGCGGCGTAGCGATCCCCATGTCCCGTGCTATATTTTTCATCTCATAGAATTTATACCGCCTTAAGACTCGGCTTCGCTTTCGATTCAGCTTTTTTCTCAGGTACTCTATGCCTCTGTACTCTGCCATTTATTTCTCCTTTCTACGCTATTTTTTTCCGGCGTGTGTTTTTTTTCGCAGTGACGGTGTGAAGTCCGCGCGCGCCCACGGTTGGGGAGGTATGCCCCCTGTCCATTAAAATTATTTAGGTCTATAATCACTCCAATTGAATGTATGTGGCAGTACACGGTTCCCTAATATTTCATCTTGCTTTGTCACACTGTTATCTATCAACTTGTCGCTCTTCTGTCTATTGCATGTCCAGTGCGCCAGTTGCATATTGTCTATATCACTCGGATGACCGCCCTTAGCAATCGGAATTATATGATCAATGCAAGGTGATAGCGGATGCGGATACTTTAAAGAAAAGTCTACTGGTTTCCCACATATTCCACACACGGTCTGTGTTGCATATATTTTCTTCTTATTCTTTTCAAACGCTCCTCGATGAGTTCCATCTTTATCCGGTCTATTTCTTTTCATGTATTTCACGTTTCCTTTATAAGAAAAGACATCCGATATGCCGGATGTCTTCGTTGAACCTGTAATCGAGCCGACGGTTTTCCGCCTTTGGCTCAAGTATTATTGTAAATGAGAATCATGGGAATTACGGGACACTTTTAAAAAGTTTTCAATTCTTTTTCCAACTCCACTTCTTCCCATATGTACTCGCTTTCCAACTTCTCGCAATGTTACATTTTTCCTTCCGTCAATAAAATAGATCCTGAAAATCCGGTGAGTTATGCTGTCTTTGATATCATCTACAAAACGTTCTATCTCCTCACATTCTTTCTTCAGTCTTTCTTTTCTCTCCATATCACGAATTTGTAGCCGCTCATACTTTTCAGAATCAAAACCCGTCACACTCTGTGGCATCGGATATCCCTTGCTGTAATCGAATATAACATCATTCCCGATCATCGTATCCGATTTCCATCTATTATTAATTGCATAGTCAAGTTCCAGTATTTCTGCCTTATTGCTCCTGTATGACAGTAGTCTTTCCTTTGTCATCTGTTCCAATAATATCTGCTCCTTTCCCCATACTCTTTCTTTAGCCCTTACCACAATGCCTGCCTTCGTTTTCTGCCTTTTTTGTACACCGTGCATTCTGCTGCCGGCATTCCTCTGCTATGCCCTTCTATTTCTATGTAACTGCAATTGCCTACCTGATCATGTCTTCCCCTGTATATACAAGTCTTACAGAGATGTCTGTCCGCATTGGGACCGTTTTTTTCTTTGTTGTAGCCGTCCTTCTTTCGTCTTCCTGGTTTTCTCCCAGACATCTGTTCTCTTATTCCGGCCAATCCGACATATTGTACATAGTCCCTTACTTCCCAGTATTTTAATCCTGTGGCTTCTGCAATTTCTTTATTTGTTTTTTTGTCGAGCACCATCTTTTCAATGATCTTTGCCTGTTCTTTGCTTACTTCTTTCAACACCGCTCCTTTCTCCTCCGACTGCTGCCATCCTGCTTCCGCCGGAGGGAATCTATATCAACCGGTCACTTTTGTGATACAATCACCGGCAAGTGCAAGCTATTTTTTATCATTTCCAATCAGCTTATCGAATAGGTCTTTTGCTTTTTCCAATCCGTCCAGGATGCTATCCCAGATCTGCAAGTCCAGGATTTCTCTTGCCCAGTCATAACATAATGGATAGAGAAGCATTGTAGTCGCAACTGTGATTACGAATGCTGTTATTTTCTCCATCTTTGTCACCTGCCCGCTCCTTTCATGAATTGGTTGTACATTCTTTTCTTCCACCCTGTTTCTGGCGGTGCCGGTCCACGGTTATGTTCGGCCAGGGTTCTTATCAGACCTTCGAATTCTGCTGCCGTCTCTTCTGAAAGCTCTTCCTTCAGATTGACGTTGCTCATCCAGCTGAATCCGTATTTTTTAAGAATATCTTTTCTTGTCATTTCCCGCCTCTTTCTTACTTTTCATCATCAAACAGTATTCTGTCATCGTCATGATTTCTTTCTCCTCTCCTCTGTTTCCCATTTACACATATCCCACCACTCGCAGAATAAGCAGCATCCCAGGCATTTGTTTGTCCGTACCATATGGAACCAGTGTTTTAATTTTTCTTTTATCTCCATGTCATTCACCTCTTCTTATGCATCTCAACAGATCTTCTATGCCTTGTTCATAGCCCTCTTTATACTTCTGTGCTTTTTCAAGCTCTCTACTGCATTTGACGCTTGCTTCATGCTGCAGTCTGTTGGCTGCTTCTTCTATCTGGTCATATTCTTGGCTATTCAATGTTTCCACCGCCTTTCACCAATTCGATTGCTTCTATATATGCCTGTATGTAATCTTCTGCTGTATTGTTGGCAATTTCATCAAGCTTATCCGCCGGTTTTTCTACCATTAATCTTCCGGCATATTCTATCTTGTCTTCCAGTTTCTTTACAATTGCTTCGGGATTGTATGCTGTAGTGTAGCTTTTCAGTATTTTGATTTCTATTCTGCAATTTTCTATGTTTCTCTTAATTCTTCGTACCTTTTCGTCTATGTCATATAGACTGCTGCCAGGCATTCTTCCTGATCTCCAGCGGTCAATGGCTTTGTATGAGCGTTTTATTTCTTCTTCAATTTTCTTGATTTCTGCATCCGCATCAATTAATCTCATTCAATTTTCCTCCATTTCTGTCCTTGCTTATAGCTCATTCTTCCTTCGCAGATATTTTTCCACACCATATCCTTAAGTTCATTCATGAAGATAGCTGCTGTTCCTCTTTCAATACAGTTGCCTTCAACTACATAGACATCTCCTGTCAATTTATTTAAATCAATCAATTCCGAGTCTTTTGGATTGATTGCGATAATCTGGATCTCGTTCATCCGCATCTGTCTCATCTTTTCTATTATTTCTGCCACACTCATTTGAATTCCATTGTCATCCCTGACACATGGTCCAATAGGAGTTGCGTAGAAATATGTGTCTTCTGCTGTATTTGACAGAAAAGTGGCGCACGACTGGCAAGCATCCCATTCTTGGCACCTAGCGAGTGTTTTGCTTTTTCCGTAGCATAATTTTCCTTTCTTCATCTCCGTCATTCCTTTCTCATTCTGTTTCGATTGTTATAATTGCCGGATTTACAACTCCGTCGCCATCATAGTAATATTCTTTGTTGTGCCATTTCCTGAGGTATTCTCCGTATATCCAGCACTGCGAAAGAATACTAACTGCTGCCCCATACATGAACCCGGTTATTCCCTCTATGTCAGCCTCATGGCTCAATTTTCCTGCATTATCTACAATGGCTTTTTCCGGATCGGCCGATTCTGCAATTTTCTTTTCCAGCAAACTAGCCCATCTTTCAGCATATGTAAAGCAAGCTCTTCCATATGGATCGCTGTTTTTTTCATACCAGTCTTTGTATTCCTGTTCTTTACCTTCTAAAATTTTCATCTTTCTTCGTCCTCTCATCGTGTCCTGTTTCCATAGTACAGAGCACATTCTTTACATTCATCTATTGGTTCTCCTCCGCCGTTACCTGTTCGTAAACCGGCGCATCTGTCTTCTTCGTATCCAGGATGTTCATATTGGTGTGCCAGATAGCAGTTATCAATTCCCTGTTTTACTGTTATGTGCATCTTTATCCTCCTACATTTCGCCCAAATCTTTTAAGTTTGATTCGTATAGTTTTGGCAGCTTCATCCATGCTATTGTTTTCCCGTCAATCGGGAAATATGTGGCATTCGGGCAGTTATCGCATACCTCATACCATCCCTCCGGAATCCACCAATCATCTTTTTCTTCGATGTATTCCCAATCATCTGGAATTCCATCTTCCATACACCATCCTGAATCCTCTGTAGTTACGTGTTGATATGGGATATATATTGCCTTTAAAACTGTGCAGTACCGTCCTTTTTCAACAGTCACAAGCACTTCATCGGACCACTGCCCTTTCTCACACTTCGGTACCGTATTTGCGTTCCACTGTGCCATCTTTGTCATCCTCCAAGTAATTCTTTATACCTAATGCTCTGAATTCTTCTCTTGTGTGGGTTTCTTCGTATTTTTTCTGGAAGATCCGACATAATAGCTCTCTGGTCTCTCTGCAGTTATGCACTGCTCTTGGTCCGTCTTTGTGGTGATCTCTGCACAAGTAGACTTTGAAGCCGTTCTCTTCACTTACCTGTCTTAGACCTCCTCCATAGAATACATGATGTTCTTCTGTGTACTGCTGCCGGCGGATGCCTTCCAGTCTGCACAGGAAGCATTCGCCTTTTACAGTGTCCACAATCGGAGCTGGATGGTGCTTTCTTTTTTTCTTCTTGGTTGACTTCGGAAACATTAATTCACACATTCAATCTCATCTCCATTCCGATCAACCTCGGTTTCGAAGAATTCTTTCCAGAATGATTCCTTCGTCAAGACTCCGAAACTTACTCCCGGCATATTGCGGATAGCCTTTTCCATGGCTTTTCCCATGTATTCTGCTGCCGTATCGGCATCGACAGATGATATATATAATCTTCTGGTGGCGTATGCTCCTTTTACTTCTTCCGGTTGCTCTTCTGAAATATTCATGTCTGGTGGGCAATACTCTGGGAAATCTTTCGTCAATTCTGTTTGTCCCGGGATCTGTGTTTCATCATGTTTTTCCTGTGGAATCTCAGTTTTTACTTCCGTAGCTTCTTCTGTCTTTTTCGATTCTTTCTCCATTGCAGGTATTGAAACGGATCGAGGTGTACCGTTTTCTTCTTTTTCTTCATTGTTTTCCTCTTTATTTGTCGGTGCATCCGGCTGTTTTGTTTGCGAATCGGCTGGTTTTGTTTGCGAATCGGCTGGTTTTGCTTTTACCACCTTTGATTCTTTTCTCTTTTTCGGTTGCACCGGTGCAATTTCTTCTTTTTTCGGGAATGATTCACCATAAACCTCCTCCCAGGTCTTTTCCGCATCTTTATTGTCTGTGATCATTGTGCAGTAGCTCAATGCATCGTCCCAGGAATAGAACTCTTTCTCTCCCGACCGGACCATGTGCAATGTAATATCTTTGGATTCGTGCATATAGAGCATGATTCGTCCAATTCCCTGGATACGGGTGCTGTAGATCTTATCTCCGTCCGGTGCAAGTACTTCCTGCAGATATTTTGTTCCGCAGGTTGTCCGTACTGTTTCGTGCATTGTTTTATATAATTCCGGTTCATCATGGAATATCTGGTGCAATGCTTTCTCCAGGTTGCCGAGGTCTTTCTGTTCTTCCTTCTGTCCTTCCAGGATTACTTCGATATCTGTGATTTTCTCTTCCTCTTCGATTTCCTCTTTTACTGCCTGAATCTCTGTTTTGCTGTATGCTGGTGTCAATTCTTCTACTACTTCTTCCGGAAGTGTCAACATTAATGCAAGTTTCGCATAACCGAACCCCTGGTACTGGTCCTGCAGTTTCGGGGAATAGCCACCTTCTGAAAATTTATCGTTGATTTTTATATATCTCGATACCTGAGAGGCGTCCAGTTTGTATTCGCTCCAGGCAAATTCTTTTTCATCTGCATATCCGGAACCTTGAAGAATGTCTGTATCTCTTGCCTGTTTCAGCAGATAACCGGTGAGGACAAAGTCCTCCACCGTTCTGTTTAATACTCTGTTTACTGCCTGTTTAAACTCTTCATACCCGTTGTAATTTATAAGCTCGTCCATCTTATACCGCCTTTTCTAATAATTCTTCGATTTCTTCTGCGTCCATGAAGTCTTCTGCCAGTCCCTGCAGGACTCTTGTATTGTTCTTTGCTTTCAGATCTTCTATATTTGCATTTCTCTTCTCTTTGCTGATCTTGGCCAGCTCCTTGTCTGCTTTGGTCAGACGTTTCTTCAGAACTCTCTGCCATTCCTTCAGGAAATCTCTGATCTGTTCAATTCCCGGTTCTTCATCCATGTAGCTCCGGTGCTGTCTGATCGTTCCGGATGGCTCAACCTCAATCGTGTAGAACGGCACGCCTTCCTGTTCTTTTCTTCTCAAGAAACAGATATAGGTTTCTCTTGTCTCGATCCTGTCAAAATACCGCTCACTGCTGCCGGCGCAATGATGCAGGGCACGTCCTTCTTTTACGATATCCACCAGTGATTCCGGTACGATGATCTTGTATTCTTCGTTTTCGTACTCATAGCGCTCTTTGATCTCGTGTAAGGTCTGCTCTGCTGTCGGGTATTTCTCCCGCATTTCCTGAGCATATTGTTCTCTTTCTGCCTGGCTTGCCATCATTTCTTTCAGAATATCCATTTGCTGTTTATTGATCACAATTTCATCGTGCCGTCTTTTCAGCTCTCTCGGTCGATATGTAAGCTCGTCCTTCATATTCTTGTTGCATGCTTTACACATGCTCAGATAGTCGTTGTACTGCTCCAGGACAGCTTCTTCCGTGAATCCCGGATACTGTTCTTTCTGCTGCCGGCGGATGTAATTCATCAGCTGTGTAGTGCTCAGATACTTTCCGGCATGATATCTAATATTTTCCGGTCCAAGTCCGCATCTTAGCAGCCATCTAAGGGTTTCTGTCGGTATCTTTTCTCCTGTCTCGTCTGAATATTGCATCCATCTGACCATTTCATTTCCGCCATTTTCATCACGGATCCGGTTAATTTTCTGTCGGTCGTTGATGTAGAACATTTTGTTTATGCTCTTTGCTCTTATGTCTAATGGTCCGTAGTACGCCGCGTTCCATCCCGGATATTCCGTGCATGCAACAGTTTCTCTCAATAGATTCCGGAATCGTCCTTTGGCCATATATTCTATCTTTTCTGCATAGCCTTTTACCTGATATACTCCGCATAGCAGACGGTTGTAGTTTAATTTCCAGCCGGCTGCTGCCAGAAATTCTATGATCCTGATGGCATCCTTGTACACTGTGTTTTTCAGTGCTTCGCTGTAATCCCCAGGGTACATATAGCCATCCCGTGCCCGGTAATTCAGGTTGTTGCTTTTGTGCCATCCTTCCCATGGGATATTGTAAAAAATCTTGTAATCATATCTATTACTCTTAAAAAGGTCCTGCTTATATATCACAATACGGATTTCCTCATCGATTTCTATCCACCGTCTTCCAGAATCCCATTCGATGTCTACACGGAAGATTCTTAATACACTCGCTGTCTCATCGATCTTATCAAGTTTGTACAGACTCTCCGGCTTGGCTGTTATACTATCTGTTCTGGTTTTTACCTGAACGATTTTCCCGCAAGACGGACATCTCACCATATCATTATGCGTCGCTTTCTTTTTGCCCTGATGTATCGGCGTTAACTCAGATCTGTCAAATGATTCTCCACAATTTGTGCAGCTGAAGTTCTCTGTTCCTTTTTCTTTAAACATATAATCCTCACCAGCTGTCTTTTCAAAGAACCATTGATCTGCGTCTTTAGGAAGTGCCGGTGCTTTGCTCATGAAATTATTTATCTTCGCTTTTCTGTTATGCTCTGCGGTCTGTCTGACATCATAATCGTAACTGTATTCCATGTGATCTATCCAGCTCCATACATCGTTTGCGCAATATTTATCCTGTGTTATATCCAAGAGTCTCTTTCTATCTTCCTCTGAATCAATCTTTGGATACTTATAAGCATGTTTCATCCATACCCATTCGTACCAGTTTCCTTCTATTGCTGTGATAAGTTTTCCTTTCTTCCAGCCATTCTTTTCGGTCCAATATTCGTGTTCTCCTGTTTTGCAGTTGATGCAGTATCTCACTGCCAGAACCTTGTCATTGAATACATTAATGATTGCAATATCGTCTAATGTCTGGACTGTCGCGATATGCCCTTTTTCCCTGGTCTTTGCTGGTTCTATCTTCTCAATTGCTTTCCGTTTCATCTTGCACCTCCACGAGTTCCCGGTTGGCTGTGATCGTATATTTTACTCCCGGTTTGATTCCGCTCTGCCCTACTACGCCAACCTTGGCCGCTATAATGTTTCCTTCACTCTCAAGGATCCATCCGACCGCCGTTCCCTCAATCCCGTATACGATTGGTCTTTCTCCTCTCGCTATTGCAAGCAGTGTACCGGTTTTTGTATATGCAGCATCGTTCGTGATCATCACTCCACCCACCATACTGATCCATTTTCTTTGCGGGTGCTCGACCATGTACATCATGGTGTGGCCGGCGATATCCAGCAGAGCCAGTTCTTTGATCAGCGTCAATTCCGTGGATACTACCATGGAGCAGCCGTCCTCTTCATCGATACTTCCTCCTGATTCACACAAGAAGAACCGGCTTTTATCGTTTAGCCCGTACCACATCATGCAGTCTGGGAGATATTCTGCAGCGTGGAAGCCTGTACTTCTGGTTTTACTTTTCTCTTCCCTGTATGTTTTTCCAGGCTCGTATTGGAAGATTCCGTTCCCGTAGGTTGCTTTCAGATCTTCCGTGAATCCTTTGTATGTTCTCATTTTTCTTCACCCTTATAATATTTTTCTGCAATTTTTCTAATCTGTGCTTTTCCAGGAATTCCAAGATAGATAGGTGGTTTTAAGCCTGCTGTCCGTACGATTCTATCATCCAGTTGCGCTTTCGTTTCAAACGATACTTTTAATATCTGTGCCATACATTTTTCAAGACTTTTTCCTTTCTTACGTACAGCTTGCGCCATCTGGTCATCTTCTTCACACATCTGGATCAGGAAGTTTTTCCAGTCTTCCATCATGTTTTTGAGTCCTAAATCTTTCGATTCCATTTCCAATTTCCCGATCGCTGCCAGTAATGGAATAGTCAGAGAATCTATTGCACCGGTGCAAAAATCCTCTGCGTCCTCCGGATCTAAGCCATTTTCTTCTGCTATTGTCTTGATAGCGTCCAGATCTCCTTCTTTTAACTGTGCTGCTGCCGCCCTGTTGATTTCCTCAGCAGAGTCAAATTCTCCAAATTTATCAAACATTCTGCTTTTCCTCCATCATTTCTCTGATTTCATCACTGCATATGTGCCGTCCCTTTTCCATCCGGACCAAATGCCCCTGCATCTTCTTCCAGAGTGTTCGCCAGCCTTCTGCGTTGGCGATCGGTGTTCCATTGGTTTTTCGGAAGTCATTCCCGGCCCATCCATTGATATGAAAGTCAATCATATTCACTACAAATGTGTCCTCACAGTGGATATGGACCTCGCAGGACTGGTTCAGGCGGCTCAATGCTTCTGTGATCGCCTTTACTTCTGTTTCGTGTCGTGTGCCTTTTATCTGACCGGTATCTTGGATTTTTCCAACCTCTCCGGACTTCTTTACACAGGTGCATACAAATCCGTATTTTGCCAGATTTTTTCTATTAAAACTGCCTTTCGTGACTGTGAAAATATCTACTCTAAACATGGGTGTTCAGCACCTCTTTCATATGCTGCAGATTTTTATTAATCTCATGCATTTCTGCAGTCGCTCTCTTTACTGAGCTGATCAGAAGTTCCGGGATTGTGGCCGGAAGTAGTTCTTCGTTATAGACCTCTTCCATGAGCTGGTTGTACTGATCGTATTCTTTCTTTAACTCGCTGCAGGCTCTCCGGAGCACTATCTGTTCTGCTCCATTTTTTGTGTTTAGTATCTTGTCGATCTGACCCTGTCTCTTGGCTATCTCGTCATCAATCGCGCACCAGAGAAGCGCGGCACGATCCGGCTCGATCTTATGTACTCCTGGGTAGTTTTCTCTCAATACTCCATTGAGTTTTCGAGATACTAATACCAGCTCTTCCAGTTTGTTTTCACTGGCTCTGTCTAAAATCAGCATTTTAAATCCTCCTGTCCAACTTAATCATGGTGTAATACCGGTATTTGTACCCGGTGAATTTATTTGTTCCTTCATAGTAAGTATCTTTATCCAGGTAATAACCTTTCCTGTCTTTTACCTCACGCCACTGTACAAAGCGTTCTTCTTTTGGCTCCTTTAGAGGCATGTTCCGGGACGCATGGTAGCTTGTTTCTTTCAAGTGTTCACCATAGCGTTCGCACGTCTCTGGCGTTTTCGTGATGTATCCGGCCAGATCTTTGAAGTCGCCCGCCTCGTGCAGATGCTTAAAGGTCACGGCTCCGTGCTCCCAAGCGTCTTTTATGAATACGTCTGCATCCGCTATCCGGTTTATGACTATATGTACGTGCCATGCTCCTTTGGTCCCTACTTCGATATTCGCCATCCACCGCATAGTTTGTCCGGCTTTTTTGTATTTCTCCCTTACCCGACGCATTGCCTTCGACAGATCTTTCTTTGCTGTATCCATATCCGGTGGACGTTCATTCTTTTTATATGTCAGTAGGACCATGTAATCATTCTTCTTGAACCAGGTCTTTAACTTATGCCTTACTTTTCTTTCCCGGTTCCATTGATTCCGGTAACGGATCGCTTCTTCCGTTAACTTCCTCTTCTTTCCTCTTTTCTTTCCAGGTGCTCCATACTTGCCATCCAGATATTCATATACCTCTATGGAATTTTTGAATGTGTATATAATCCTCTTGTATCTCTTTACCATCCACCTGTATGTCCTATCTTTAATATTCTTAACAAGTGATAAAAGCGGGCGGAAATGCCCGTATTTCTTGACTTTTTCGCCCGCCGATGGTATTATAATTTTGACTTATATTTTCGGTAGGCGAAGAAGTCTTGAGGTACATCATCCGCATAATGATGTGCCTTATTTTTTACTCACTTGTATCATGTTTGCTCGCTCCCTTAAGTTATAGCGTAGAAATTAGTCACGCAGGCGGCCAGCGCTACAATTAACAGCAGCTCCACAATGATCGTCATTCTCCATATCCATGTTTTCAGGGATTCACATTCATCTTCCAGACGCTTGATCTGTAGTTTTGCATATATCGGTGTTTCCGGTTTTAATTTCATCACAGCACACTCACTCCCTTATTAAGATCTACAAATATATAAGCTCCGGCCGCTTTCATGTCAAACGGTGGTACATATTTTTTCAGGTTCTTATCTTCCAGACGTGTGTGGTACTTTTCATAGTCTGCATATACAGCCACGCATACCAGGTTGTCCAATACGGCGTACTGGTTGTATCTTTCGCCGATCAAGGCTTCTATTCCTTTTACTCTCCGGTAAACCGTCTGAGTCGTTACCCCGAAAAGTGCTGCAAGGTTCTTTCTGTTTGCATACATGTTTATTCCTCCTTTATGCTGGTTCTTTTTCCTGCTTATCCATGTCCGCTCTAATCTTCAGGATCTCCATGTTGCTTTTTGCAATCATGAATGCCTGCGGATCATGTACCGCCAGATGTTTGGCTGTTTCTACCATTTCAGCGATTTCTTTCTTTTCTTTTTCACTCATTGCTTTTCTCACCTCACTTTGTGTTATCAACTGTTATTCACGATAACTTTCTGTTATAATTTTCCTATCAAATGATGAAAGGAATGATTTTATGTCCGATAATACTACAAACAAAATAGGGTTAATTAATCTTCCAGAAATGCCCGAGTCTGCTGATAATGCCATCAAAAACTTAACCGATGCGCCTACTCAGAACGTAGGAAAAACCTTTGCTGATCTTTGGTATTTAGTTTTCGGCGGTATAACTCAAGCTGCTGATAAGAAGAAAATGTCCTATGCCGTTGAGCTCGAAAAATATCACCAGGAATTGACGAACTCTATCGAGAGTATTCCTGAAAGCAAACGCACGGAGCCATCCATACAAGTCACTGCACAAGCTTTAGAAACCTCGAAATATTGCGTCTCATCAGAAGCACTCCGAAAAATGTTTGTGAACCTCATCAGTGGTTCTATGAATACTGATACGCATTCCCTTGCCCATCCTGCTTTTCCTGAAATATTAAAGCAGTTGAGCACTGATGATGCTCTACTTCTTAAAGATATATATACTTCCAAGCAACCTGCTCTCCCTATCGCTTCACTAGGGATTGGTGCAACCGAAGGTGGTTACACTACGTTCTACGAAAATATATTTGTCCCAGAAAATCTTGATTTTTCTTGTCCCAAATGTTCGCTCTCTTTAGCTTCATTAGAACGTGCAAACCTTATCTCGATTAGCTATACCAGTTGGCTAACTTCTGACTCTGCATACGACAAGTTGCGTAAAACTCCTGAATATTTACAGGCGCAGGAAATTTCTACCTCGTTCCAACAGTCGTCTCCTCGTTTCGAAAAGGGTCTATTAAAATTAACAGCTCTAGGGCGAGCACTTTGCTTTATTTGTATAGGAAAGCGTTAACGAACTCTTTTGTTTTTTTACACATTTCGTTCACATAGCCATCTACTATTTCAAAATAGTGGGTGGCTAATATTTTTGTAACCACGGCTGACGTCACAACGGAAACCACAATGCAAACTGTTATCATCCACATCTTTCCTCACCTCACTTTTTTGTTGTTTGTAAGGCAAGTATATGCCATTCAATAGCATTTGTCAACACTTTATGTTGTTTTCATGGCTTTTTGTTGTTTCAAAGACTTTTCTATTGACTATTCGCTTCTTGCCATTTATAATCAAATCATGAAAGCGAGGTGAATCAAATGAACGAACGTATCAAGAAGTTAAGAAAGGTCTTGGATTTAACTCAGCAAAAGTTTGCGGATAAATTAGGTGTAAAAAGAAACACCGTCGGACAATGGGAATGCGGGATAAATCGTCTTACGGATCAAGTGATCTTTTCTATATGTCGAGAATTTGATGTAAACGAAACTTGGCTCAGAACTGGCGAGGGTGACATTTTTGTCCAACGCTCTCCTGAAGAAGAAGTCGGTTATTATGTTGAGGATCTGTTGGAATATGATGGAAACGGGAACGCATTCTATGATGCGATCATTGAAATGATGAAGACCTATCATTCTCTTGACGATAAATCTAAGACTGTGATACGTGAGTATTTCAAGAACGTAGCAGATGGTATAAAGAATAAAGAGGAAAAGGCTTAGAGCCTTCCCCTCTTTTCCAGGTACCTATATAGGATAGCGTAGAGTTGCTGGATAATCTTGTGATCAGAATTGTCCAGTTTTGATAATAAGATTTTTAGCTCTTCCATATGTATCGCACCTCCGCTCTGTGAACATTTGTTTGTGCTTTAAGAATCTTTATTATCCTTTCCTCTATTAAAGCACTTATTTTATGGATGCTGATACATTTTTGAAATTTGTCCGAGTTTTCGGACACTTATTTATAATCTGATTCAAACAGGTCGGTGATGTGGACTTTTAGCCCCTTTGCCAGCTGCTCCATGGTATCTAACCGTGGTATTCGCCCTCTGGACACTATGTCCGACACGGTTGACTTTGGGACGCCTGTAAGAATAGATACTTGGCGGATGGTTAAGTTTTTCTTGTTCATTAGTTCGTCGAGTAATATTTTCATACTTATAGTATGAATCTTTTCGTCTTATATTATATTAGTGTAATTTTGGGGAAAAAATTATCAAAAAACTAAAGAAAGTGGGGCTTTTATTATGGCTTTTGGAATGAAAGATGTTTTAAACGGTGCAAAATCAGTAGCAGGTAGTAACCTTGTACAAGGTGTATTGAATAATTATAGCGAAATGACTACTGAAGATATGCAGAAAGAATATGGTATGTATTTGATGGATGGAGAAGAAATCACAGTCGGATTCAAACTTGTGCGTGATGCACTTATCTTCACCAACAAAAGAATTATCTTTACTGACAAACAGGGTGCAACAGGAATAAAAATGCGTGTAGAATCTATCAATCTTTTCTCTGTTGTAGATGTTACCATGGAGACTGCAGGTTTTGGATTCGACGACAGTGAACTTACTTTTACATACATCAAGACTGCCGACCTCAAAGCACACGAGGTTCAATACGTATCTCACAAGTTAGAATTCCCGAAAAAATATAATGTACAGCCATTATATAAATTGCTTCAGGAACTCGCTTACAATAACTGTTTAAGAATTAATGGTTTAGATTAACTAAAAAATCCCCGGTGTTACCAGCACCGGGGAAATGAGAAAACTATACAGTGTCAAAACACGTATAATACCCTCACAACCAAGGATATTGTACCACAAATTTTCGGCACCGTATAGGTGTTATTTTTGTACTCATTTTTAGGAGGAATAACTATGTGGTCAGAAATTTTGCCAAGCGGAAACATCAGATTTGGGGAACGATATACAGACCCATTAACATTGGAGACACACAAAGTGTCTTGTACTATGGAAAAGGATACGAACAGCACACGCAAACAGGCACAAGCCATTCTTAGCGAAAAGATACAGCAGCGGCTTGAAGAAATTTCCCTTTCTGCTGCAGTCCGCAAAGAAAAACTTCGTTTCGGGCAGCTTTGCACTATATATAACAATTTTCAAAAAGGATCCCGCGCACCATCTACTTATAAAAGAAATTTTCATGCTTGCAATTCTCTGAGAAGAATTCTTGGAGAGAATACGCTTGTTGATCAACTTTCCGCCGGATATGTTATCGAAAAGCTTTCCGCTGAAAAAGAAGATATTGGAACGACAAATGAACGTATTACACGCCTTAAAGCCTTAATCCGTTGGGGATTTGAGAACGACTATATCTCTGATATTTCGTGGATTGATAAAATCAAGAAAGAAACTGACCGAAAAAAGAAAGCAAAGTTAGAGGAAAAATATCTGGAACGTGATGAACTGAACACTCTTCTGAAAAGCATGACTATTCCTCGTTGGAGAATGCTTGCTTCCTTTGCCGCTCTCTCAGGGCTTCGCGTTGGTGAAATTATCGCATTACATGATTCAGACGTAGATCTTAACAAACGTGTTATTCATGTCAATAAAAACTATGATGCCAATAATAAACTTGTCGGATACCCAAAAAATGTTTTTTCTTACCGCGAAGTCTATATCCAAGACGAGCTCCTTACTTTGTGCAGACAGATCAAGTTTTTCATCAAGAAAGAGCAGATGCTTACCGGTATCCGCAGTAAATTGTTTATCTGCGATATTTCCGGAAATTATGTTAACTATTATTCATATAATGATTATTTGAAAGAAGTTGCAAGACGTGTGCTGGATAAAAATATTGAAATCACAACTCATGTTATGAGACATACCCATGTTGCACTTATGGCCGAGCAATTCATTCCACTGGAAGTCATATCCCGTCGTCTCGGACATGCCAACAGCAAGATCACAAGAGAAATCTATTTCCACGTAACCGACAAGATGAAAGAGCATGATAATCAGCTGATCCGGTCTGTAAAGATTCTTTAGTCCCATGGGACTTTTGTGGGACAAATTATTTTTCGTTATGTTACATTATGATATGCGCAATCCCGTATTTTCAATGTTTTCACCCTCTATGTTGCATTGTAACATACAAAATAATTCCCACTATCCGCATTCAAAAAGCCCAGTAAAATCAAGGGGTTTAACGATTAGAGACATTTACTTTTCTTACTATTTTTGTTACTATGGTTTCGTAAGAAGTAAATGTTTTTTTTATACTCTTCCAGCACATTCCATGAATTTGCTCTTTTCTTCCATGGAACTCACATCGTATGTATAATTTTCTTCATTTACTTTTTCCGTATGACCCAACAAAGACGCTGCTACTGTTCCAGATACACCGGCACATTTCATATTAGAATTCAATGTTCTTCTGATAGCATGGATACTTTTCTTGTTATGGAATTCTGCTGTTGTTGTGTTATTAACTGCACAGTCTGATATTCTTGAAGCATACACTCTTCCCCTGTCATCTTGAAAAACATACTCGCCTAACCAGCCATTCTTAAATTCAAACTCTTTTACTTTTCTTAATACCCTTGCCATATCATCTGTCAATGGATTATCTGAGTCGACGAATTGTTGAGTCAGAACATGAAACTGTCCGTCAGCAATGGAATAAAGCTTCTCTTGAAAAGAGTGTATCAGAAATTCACGAACGGCAGCAGGACAAAGAAAAGCACACCTAAAGGCGTTTCTCCCTTAAGTGTGCTTCTATTATTCACGTTAATAGTCAAATATAAAAAGCATAATTACTTTTGGATGGGCGGTGTATCCATCATCTCAGGTACTCTTTTCAGAGTGCGTCGGGAACCATTTCCGACCTCAAAAATAACTATGCTTATTATCAATGTATGTTGTTTACATTTATACTATACTATTCATTTTCGTCATTGTCAATATTTGCGTTTTTTATTCTTCCACTGTACAAACGTCTACTTATCTTTGAACCTTGGATATCATACATCGAAGAAACATATAAATATTGACCATCTTTTTCCAACTTTACTCCAACCAATACATTCTTAGAATACTTTTTTATAAACTCAATACTTTTATCATTTTCATTAGGATTAACACCTACATAATCTGGATTTTCTATAATCTCCGGAAGATAATCAATATACTTTAAACAATTAAAATGTTTTCTTTTAACCATATGTGCTGGTAAACCTTTTGACCTAAATATGTCTAACTCTTCTATATCAATACTTAACAATTCATTATATCGCAAATCATATTTTCCAACTTTTATCAAGTCATTCTTTTCATCCATATTGGTATTTTCCGTTTCTATATATTATGTTTATTATAACATATATCCATTTATAGCCCAATCCCTTCTGCCTTTACATTATTATAAAACGGCAACGCTCCCAACCAATACTCGAACTGATCTTTTGATTTAGGTAGAGAATTTGTCATACTGATTATTCTCTCAGTGTCGAGTTTATAACTCTAACGTCAATAGAGTTTATTCCTCTTAGACAAATATCTTTGAGGTGAATTTCTATGGATTACAAAGAACGCATACGTGCATTACGTGAAGATAATGATTATACGCAATCCCGTATTGCAGGATTACTTAATATTGGACAGAACACCTATGCTGATTATGAACTTGGCAAAACACGAATCCCTGTAGACTCACTTATTAAGTTGGCTCAGTTCTATAACGTAGATATGAATTATATCACTGATATCAGCAAGACCGTTCACAAATTTCCTAAAGAAAAACAGCAACTGGCAGCAGTCAATAAACGTAAAAAAATAGTCATACCAGAACACACTCTTCACTGCTGCCAGTTTTATCCCATCCAATTATCTAAATTGAATAGCCTCGATTCTAAGTTCCTGGCCTACGGTTCCAAGAGTAGCTACTCCATCGGCTCTTGTCCAGTCTGTCCATCCGGAGTTCTGGATATGAACACGATATTCAAAGTCACCTTCAAAGCATAAGCATTCGATACGTTTCTTTTCGCCTACGGTTCCGATAATCGTATCTTTGGTAATCATGCCGTAATCCACCCATCCTTTGCTCTGTACGTGCGGTTCGACGGAGAACATGGATTTCTTAATCTCCAGTGCTTCCATCTGCAGTC